AATCAAGAATCGTTACGCAGGACACAAAATCTATGTTTATCCTGACGCTTCAGGCGGCGCGAGAAAATCTGTCAATGCGAGCCTCTCTGACATCGCTCTACTGCAACAGGCCGGTTTGTAAACCTCATATCAGGGACGGTGTACTCAAGCTATGACAGGACGGCGCACGATTCGCAGGAGACGATCAAGGAAGCGGAACCACTGTTCATCGGCTGTGACTTCAACGTCACCCAGCAAGCCGCAACAGTCTACGTCCAACGAGACGGCGGAAAAGTCTGGCATGCCGTCCAAGAACTAACATCAATGTACGACACGCCTGAGATGATCAGTATCATTCAATCGAAATGGCAGTCGAAAGGCCACAAGATATTTATCTATCCAGATGCCAGTGGCGGTGCGAGAAAATCAGTCAATGCAAGTCTGTCTGACATCGCGCTTTTACAACAGGCAAGTTTCACAGTTCGATCAAAGAAGACGAATCCGATGGTGCGTGATCGCGTTATGGCAATGAATGCGGCAATCGAATCAGGCCGCATCCGTGTCAATGCAAAAGCCTGTCCGACAGTTTCATCGTGCTTAGAGCAACAGGTGTATAAAAACGGTGAGCCTGACAAGTCGAGCGGCAACGATCACCAGAACGATGCTACAACTTATCCAATCGCTTATGAGATGCCAATCGTCAAGCCGCCAGCAGATGTGAAGTTTGATTTTGCTCTTTAATGTGCTAAAGCCTACAATGGACAGTATCACTCGCAGTTGAGACCAATACGATGCCGATAGAAACGCAACATCCCGAATATCAGAAGTATGTTCCGGTCTGGACGCGCACACGCGATGCTGTAAAAGGCGCGAGAGCAGTCAAAGAGAAGAAGCATGAATACTTGCCTGTTCCAGACAATTCATCAGGTGATGAGCGCAAAGGCACAGAGACTGTCCGATATCGTCAGTACATCAAGCGAGCCGTCTTCACTAACTTCACTGGGCGCACCAAGAATGCATTAGTCGGTGCGGCCTTCCGCAAGAATCCAAACTTTGAGCTACCCGAACTGGTCGATTACCTGAGCCGTGATGCTACTGGCGATGGTCTGAGCCTGATTCAGCTTGCCAAAGACGAGCTATCTAACCTGCTAGAGACAGGACGTTCGATCCTATTGGTTGACTATCCGCCAGCACCAGATGGTCTTACAGTCGAGCAGATTCAAATGCTAGACCTTAGAGCCGCGATCATTCCATATTCGGCTGAGGCTGTTATCAACTGGAAAACCGATACGATTGCAGGTCGCAAGATGCTGACAATGTGCGTCTTGGCTGAGACATACCTCGATCCAGAAGACGAGTTTAGTCACGAGAGCAAGACTCAGTATCGTGTACTGCGCCTGAGAGACGATGGCTACACACAGCAACTCTATCGTGAAGATCGGGCCGTCACAGACGAAATCTACCCTAAGAAAGCCGATGGCTCAGTCTGGCAGGAGATTCCGCTCGCGTTCATCGGTTCAAAGAACAATGATCCGACTATTGATGAAGCACCACTGGCTGACATCGCTGACGTAAACATCGCTCACTACCGAAACTCAGCCGACTACGAAGAGTCATGTTTCCTGACCGGTCAGCCATCACTGTTCCTGACGCACAGCTTATCGCCAGAGCAATTCCAGCAATACAATCCGCAAGGCATCAAGCTAGGATCGCGAGCCGGTCATGTGCTAGGTGAGACCGGCGGCGCAACACTCTTGCAGGCTGATCCGAACAATCTCGTGATGGAAGCGATGAAGAACAAAGAGGCCTCGATGGTCATGATCGGAGCTAGGATCATCACTGACAGGGCCGGTAACGAGACAGCAGAAGGTGCGCGTATCCGTTTCGCATCAGAGAACTCTGTGCTAGGCGATCTGGTTAATAACCTAAGCCAAGGCATCGCTCAGGCAATCGAATGGGTCTGTGAGTTCATGGGAGCGCAGGCAGATGACGTAGAGTTCCAGATCAATGACGAGTTCTATGACAAGTCAGTCGATCCGCAACTTATTATGTCGATGGTCACGCTACTTGACCGTTCTATCATCGCAGAAAAAGACATCTTTGATAGGTTGAAATCTGCCGGTGTGATTGATCCAGAGCGCACACTTGAAGAAGTGCAGGATGAGAGAGGCACGGCAAGTCCTATGATTGGTGCTGTTGATGACTAAGAAAGACCCTAGGCTTTCTCGTGTAGGCGTCGAAGGCTACAACAAGCCGAAGCGCACTCCAAAGCATCCGACGAAGTCTCACGTTGTCGTGGCGAAGGAAGGCGACAAGGTCAAGACGATTCGTTTCGGTCAGCAGGGTGCTAAAACAGCAGGCAAGCCAAAGGCCGGAGAGTCAGAAGCGATGAAGAAGAAACGAGCTTCATTCAAGGCTCGTCATGCCAAGAATATCGCGAAAGGCAAGATGTCTGCGGCTTACTGGGCCGACAAGGAGAAGTGGTAATGGCTAAATTGACTCCACAGCAAAAGGCTAGAGCCAAGGCGATGTCTGCAAAGAGAGGCGTTAAGTACCCGAATGCTTGGGCTAACTTAGCGGTCGCTCGCGGCAAGAAGCCGAAGAAAAAGAAGTGAATGGCAAGCCAAGACCTACTAGACACGCTTACCCGCCACCAGATATTCATTCAGCGTATTGCAGGCGGAGAAGCTAACAAGGCCAAAAAGCGGCTCGATTCTCTTATGGGCCGTGTCCGCGACATCCTAAGCGGCGAGCTTACGGAGATTCAACGATCAAGGTACGAGCAGATTCTCTACGATCTACAAGGTTACGCTAGAGAAACCTATACGCAGATCGGGGCAGACTATACTGATTTCGCTGAAGAGTTCTTGGATTACGAGTCAGAGTTCAGTGCCAACGCCTTCAGTAAGGCCACCGGCATATCGTTTGATCTGCCGAATCCTGTCCAGCTTCAATCGGCTGTCCTAACTAACATCAATGACCTGACGCCGAACGCTCGCAGTATGAGTATCGGCGAGCTACTGGTTCAGTTTGGATTACAGGCCCAGAATCAGTTTAGTCAGATTGTGCGCGATGGATTCGCATTAGGTCAGACGACAAACCAGATGGTCAGACAGGTTTCAGAACATGTAGGACTGAAGCGCAACCAGATCACAACACTGATCCGCACTACTACGAATCACTTGGCTGTCCAAGCTCGTAACGAGACGATGCGGCAGAACGAAGACATACTGGACGGCTATGAATGGGTAGCGACTCTGGATAGTCGGACATCCCTGATCTGCGCTACACGAGATGGAGTCGTCTATCCGGTATCGAGCGATCCAATCAAGTCACCGAAGCCTCCTGCGCATTATGGTTGTCGGTCAACGATCGTCCCTAAAGTGAAGCGTGAATTTGATTTGTTAGCAGATGAAGATGAAACAAGGCCAGCTATCGGTGCGTCAGGCGCAGGAAGTGTTGACGGTAAATTAAACTACGAGAACAAGGCCAGCTATCGGTGCGTCAGGCGCAGGAAGTGTTGACGGTAAATTAAACTACGAGCAATGGCTCAGAAGACAGCCGAAAGAGTTCCAGATTCAGGTGCTAGGCAGGTCAAGACAGGAGCTGTTCAGCAAAGGCAAACTGCCGCTATCTAGGTTTGTGGATAACGACGGCAGGGTTTTGTCACTGCAAGAGCTTCGGGATGCAGACGTACAGTTCAACGGCATGAGCGTTCAAGAGGTCGCACAGCAGACCATCGCAGAACCAGAAAGGCCTCAGTTGCAGTTAGCGAACGTCAAAGGAGATACGCTCAAGCTCAGTCAGGCTGAACGAATCCTGAATGACACGCTCGATCCGGTCGCGATTCGTGCGGCGGCTAAATTACCGAAGCCGACTGAAATCGTATCCCGCAAGAATGGCGGGTTGTATGAGTCAGGCCCAAGGCGAGTCACCACAGATATCCGCAAAGACGGCAATGACGTACATGCAGTGACGGCTCACGAGTATGGGCATCACGTTGATTATGAGATTGGCAAGAAACTAGGCAATCAAAGCAAGGCTTGGTCAGAGACTGACGGCAGATTCCAAGAGGCGTTCAAGCTCGACAGAAAGAATCTAGGCCTCGTGCCTACTAAGACTCGCAAGAAAGAGGCTTACAACATCATGGCTGGGACGTTCCGAATCCGGCAGGTCGATGGCAGAGGTGAATGGGATTTCGATGAGCTTCCGACTAAAGGCAATCTATGCGACATTCTCGATGCGATGACCGGCGGAGTTTGCCGTGGTGATCTAGGCGGGTTTGGGCATACGAAGTCTTACTGGACTCGCAGTGGTGCGAAAGAGAAAGAGACGTTCGCGAATATGTTTTCAATCTACGGCACTGACGATTGGAAGGAGGTCGAGAGACTGTTTCCACTATCAGCCAAGCGATTCGTGTCGATACTCAAGGAGATAGCAGATTGACATTCGAAGAATTTGAGCAAGGCATCAACTTGCTAGAGACTGATTTGATTGCTGAATACACAAAGAAATTCGGCCTCGCGCCGCCAGATTTAGACGAACTAGGCTTTCTTGGATCGAAAATTGACCTTTTGCGTGATGCTATTGAGTCAAATGAGGTGATTCAGGATATAATCATCCCTGACGGTGCAGATATTTAGCACTTTTCGTAGCAGGGCTACAACTATGCAAACTAGAGGTGAAGCATGGATTTTTTGAATGAAGTGGAACTCGACGAGACTGTTAAACAACAGCTATCGGAAAAGTTCAACCAGACACTTGAGCAGACTTTGCAGGAAAAAAAGCAAAACGACTTCCAGCAACTCTATGAGTCGCAAAAACAAGAAGCCGACAGCTTACGGAAAAAGATCGAAGAAATGAATCACGCCGTACAGCGTCAAACCATCGGTGGAGAGGCCGCTAAGATCGCCTCAACATTGACAAAAGACGTTGCAAAGGCAAAACTTCTCGAAAAGGAGATTAGCCAGAGGCTTTCTCTAGTCGAAAACGAAATCCGAGTAGTCGATGAGTCAGGTCAACTGACTGTCAGCACTCTGGATGACCTGACAGCCAACATCAGACAGAACTATCCATTTCTGGTTGACGGCATTCAGGCTCAAGGCGGCGGAGCCGCACGTTCACATGGCGGGGCTGATGTGGGCAACAAGGAAATCAGCCGCAGTCAATTTGACGAATTGAATCAAGCACAACGCTCAAGGTTCTTTCGTGATGGCGGCCAAATAATCGATGATTGAAACGTTAAAGGAGGCCACCAATGGCTAACGTATTAACAGACCTCGCCGCCGACATCTACAAGGCGGCTGACGTAGTGGGGCGTGAGCTGGTTGGCTTCATCCCTGCATCTACTATCAACGCAGACGGTTCAGAGCGAGCGGCAAAGGGTGACGTAGTTCGTGCCTCTTTCACTCGTGAAGCATCAGCCGTTGACGTATCAGAGTCTATGACGATTCCTGAAGGAACTGATCAGACTGTTGATAACAAGACGCTGACAATCTCTAACGCTCGTGCAGTGCAGATTCCATACACTGGTGAAGACGTACTTCACCTGAACAACGGTATCGGCTTCGAGACTGTATACGGTGACCAGATTGCTCAGGCAATGCGTACACTGACAAACGAAATGGAGCAGGACTTGTGGGAAGAAGCCTACACGAACTCTTCTCGTGCGTTCGGTACAGCAGGTACTACACCATTCGGATCAAACTTCTCT